TTACGACGAGCCTCCTTCACACGCTCCACGTAACATAACCATTCCTCGAAATGATTCTCCTTAAACCACTTTTCATAATAACGAGGAATCGCGGTCTCAGAACCATCGGGAAGAACGATCTTCCCATGACTAAAAACATCCTTATAATATTTCTCTAAAAACTTTTTACCGATGGCATGTTTGCTTGACTTCTTAGATATTGGATCAAAGTCATGGGAACCGTCTCGTCCGTGCGCCAATTTTTTAGCAGCGTATCGAGCGCAATACCCAGCCGACTCGAACGTGACTTCGCCAACCTCAGCAATCCCCTTACCCCATTTCTCTTCAAGTAACGAGGAAGAGTACAACTTATCACCTCTTTCGTTCGAATATTTATATACAAGATCTCTGGGACGCCATCCAAACACCAATAAATGCCAATGGGGACGTTTTCTCTTATCCCCGTACTCTCCGGTAACAAAGTAACCAATTTTCCGTTTCTCTTCCGATAAACAAGACTCATAAATATAATTCCTTAATCGCTTAAAAAAATTCTGCACATCCGAATAAATTAACCTAGGGGAAATCAAATGCTCATCGTCATATGTTAAAGTAATAAACGAATTCTCCTCGTGCATCTTCGCTTCGTGGACGCACCTGACTGCCCACGAACGCGCATATTCGAGCCTGCACTCGATACATTTACCACACGGCAATTGAAATGACGGATATTCTGGACTATACCTTTTGGAGGAAAACGAGATAGTTTTCCCGTCGGACAAAAATCCGACCTTTCGGGGCTTCCTACAGCGCATTGTGGGGAGTCCCTTTTTTTAAAGCCGAATCCCACCGCGCTGAATGCGGGGGTTAAGATTATTCAACTTCTGCACACCAGTGTTCTTCCTAAAATTACGATGACTACTTTTCTTAGACATACGACGACGTTTCATAAAACCCCCTAATAACGTGACACAAACATAGTTTGCTGTCACTGGGCCTAATTACAACAAGGAACTGTAATTAGGCCCACCGTGTTAACTACTGAACCGGCTTCAACAACTGAACCGCCTTCACAATGTGAAGCGGACTATCTAACGGACTAAACTTGCCCGAACTCAAGTCCATATCACCAATCTTATACAAATCATAATCATCAGGATATTTACCAACCTGACTATTTTTATCATTGACAAGCTGATCAAAATTTCTTTCAGCTTGACCAGGCGTATGACACGCAAAAATATGCTCATGAAAGCAATTCGCCTTCGCATCACGAATACAATAATACTCCATCTTCATAAAAACTCTCTTTCCGCGCTAACTGCGCATTGTTAGTTGTCCGACAACATTGTACTTGATTTTCTGTTTGTCAAGTGACCTCCTCAGCTTTTGCAAAGGAGGCTCACATGCCAAAACAAAAATACTCGAACGAAGAAAAAATTGAATTCTACAAAAATAAAATTCAACAACTAGAAGAAGAAAAAAAACTTCTAACACCAATAGAAATCGACAACATACTACGAGAAATCCTAGTACGAATCGATAACATCGAACTCAACCTAAGAATGAAAAAACCGAACTAAACGCCTGCCGCGGGCTTGCCGACGAAGGGATTACCCTTCGTCCGGCACTTCCACAACAACCTTTTTCTTCGGACGCATATCACTACGCAAACCCTTCAACTCCTCAACAACCGGATTCGGAGCGGGAGCTTCAGGCTTCACTCGAAGACCCAAGGCATAACTCTCTTCCAAATTCTTCGGATCTTCCAAATACGCAATCAACTTCGAAGGATCTTGCTCAAACTTAGTCTTAATCTGATGCGGTAATTGAGAAAACGCCGACTCCGCGGCTTTCACCCGCATCAACATATCCGTATAATCGCCAATACCTGTTAAATCTGCATACACACCAGGATTAGAATTCAAATGAGTAACCTCACCAGTCTTCAAAAACCTATCCATAATAACATTGACATCGCAATCATCCTTAAACTGCTGCTGAGTCAAACTCGGCTCAACCAAAGGATCGAAATACGTATCAACAACATTACGACGACCTGAAGGCCGAGTAGAATCCCACACATCATAAACGTTCACACCATGAACAAACTTAAAACTAGGATCACACAAATCACCATCTTTAACTTTAGACATAAAACCTCCTTAAGGATTAACAATTTCACCAGTACCAGGGTTATACAAACTTCCACCTCTAGGAATAGATCGCCACTTCCTAGGATCATCAGGTGAACTCTTACCAGGCATAAGCAAATCCTTCGCCTTGTTAACAGTTCCCAAAGACCCATTGACCAAATTATTCCAATTCCGAAAATCAGTAGTCTTAGTGTCCCAATCCGCCTGCTTCTTACGAGCAGTAGCCTCAGCCTTAATAGCGGCTTCCTGCGCCTTCAAAACATCAGCCCTAACACCAGACTCCTTCGCATTAGACAAATCACGAACCGAAGCCGAACCAGCAGCAATAGCAGAAGCATTGTTCAAAGCAATCTGTGAGTCCTTACCCTCAAAATCTTTAAACATCTGCGCGGCCTGCACTGCAGACGAAACAGCCGCACCCAACACATTCTGGGCCGGAATACCGGCCCCCTGTGGAGTAGACGCACCACTATTAGCCGAAAGAATAGGATTCAAGCCCGCCAGCTTTAAATCCTTCACCTCACGCTGATGAGCAGAATTAGACATATACTCCTGAAAATTCTGCTGCGACTGGGTAATATCCCAATTAGCCTGGTTAGTCTCCTTAGCACCAAGATAACCGAAAATACCACCAACGGTACCGGCGCCTATAGCGCCCCATCCATCAGCCATTAAAACCTCCCAATCGTAGCTGGCACACCATGAGTCAACATCGGACGAGCACAAATCTGACGGAAATAAAAATCGCACAACATATGCGGCGCAGACGTATTAGCTAACGCTCTAGTAATAGGCGTAGCGTAAGTTATAAACGTCTCATTCAAAGTAGGAGCAGACGTAAACTTCTGAGCCATGTGCCACTGATCAAGAGGAGTAGCATAAGTAGAACGAAACTGACCACGAATCTCAGAAGGACGATATCGATACTCCGCATACCGCTCCTGATAGGACATAACTGTAGTATCACCTGAAGCACCGTTACCCTGACAATAAATCTCTTGAAGCAAAGTAGCCTGCTCACCCAGCTGTTGAAACTTAGGCCAGAAAAAATCATAACGGGTCGACTTAGACCACATACGATTAAGACCCTGCTGATAAGTCAAATCAGCACGGAACGACACAATACCAATTACATAACCATGCTCAACGAACGACTTCGAAAAACCAATACCGTCCTGAGCACTAACCATATGAGTACCAAACGCTGTCAACTGGGCCTGATAATTACTACCTGACGTAGGAGAAGTCTGAGCTACGGGATGGGAAACAATACGCTGTGTACCCCCACCTAAAAACTCCGCACGCTGCAGACGAAAATCCGGAGAAACAACACCAAAATGCGCGCGCAAAATCTCAACGTAACGAGTACCACCACGTGCATCCAACTCCAAAAGAGACTGCGTCATGAACGCCAAACGCAATTGATTAATCGTAGCCGCAGTAGCTGAAGAAAGATCTGCATAAACATTCGGATACTCCGAACCTGCCGTACCCTGCATGTTCATAAGAACCTGGTTACCAGCAGCATTATCCCAAAGCTGAGCCGAGCGCGAATAGGACGTAGAAGCCAAATTAGACTCATACACTGTAGTAGGAGTACTATAACCTGCCGTCTGAGTAACCTTACCTATACCGCGAACAGGAGCCGAAGTACCGAGCGGCATAGAAACCGCAGTACCCTTCTGCGGCCAAGGAAGACCACCAGTGAAATAATCCTTCAACTTCAAACGCTTCTTAAGACCAAAATCCGCCTGAACATCGGGACCATTATCAGTCGGTAACGTAACAGAATTCACCAAATTCTCGTCCCTATACCAATCATTGTAAATTTTTATGTACGCGCGCAGCGGCAAAGTATTATTAACTGGAACGTTCGCTACATCAGTCGGCAAACCAAACTTATCAAAAATAGACCCAACCGAGAAAGCTGCACCGGGAGTCATAATCGGAACAGTATAAGACGTAGAATCACCAGGATTATCTTGCGCACCATTAAACTTCTCCCAATTCGCCCAAGTCAAACGATTAGGAACGAAAAAGAAATGGTAATCAGCGTACAAATTATCCAACACGGGAACAATTTGAGTAGCCAAACGACAAAACGCATTCACAGTAACGTTAAAAGTATCACCGGGAATAATCTCATCCACATAAAAAGGATACAAATAGTCAAAATCCAAAGTGTCCTTCACCGTATAAGAACGGTCGAAACTAGAACGACCAATATGAACATCTGGGATCTGAGAAAAACTATGCTGATTGTAACGAGAACCAACAGAACCACCATTAAAACCACCGGACGCTAACATCAAAAATCTCCTTTTAAATAAGATTGTAATAAATCAAAATTTTTATCCAAAATTTTCGCTTCCATTTCCTTCGCAGTAATCGGCAAACCCTTCTTATAACCTCCATTCCTCAAACGCTCATCTACCAACACAGAATAATTAAACGACTCTCGCTCTGCAGCCTCAACTGCTT